GTACTCAAAATGGTGTTCGTGGAGGCTCCGCTACGGTTCATTTCCCAATTTGGCATAAAGAAATTGAAGACATTTTGGTCCTCAAAAACAACAAAGGAACGGAAGACAACCGAGTACGGAAACTAGATTATTCAATTCAGTTATCAAAACTGTTTTATGAAAGGTTTATTAATGATGAAGACATTACATTGTTTTCTCCGCACGAAGTACCTGAGTTGTACGAGGCTTGGGGGACGGATGCGTTTGATGATTTGTACAAAGCGGCTGAAAGAAAGACAAGCGTTGATAAAAGAAAAGTATCAGCACAAGACTTAATTTTTTCAATGTTAAAAGAAAGAGCTGAAACAGGTCGTATCTATATTATGAATATTGACCACTGTAACACTCATTCTAGTTTCAAAGATAGAATTTATATGTCTAATCTTTGCCAAGAAATTACATTACCTACTGACCCTATTCAACACATTGATGGTGAGGGTGAGATTGCATTGTGTATTTTAAGTGCAATCAATGTTGGTAAAATTGGTAATGTAGAAGAATTAGAACCATTATGTGATTTAGCAGTAAGAAGTTTAGATGAGATTATTGACCATCAAAAATATCCTGTTAAGGCTGCCGAAGTATCTACTAAGGCAAGACGGTCACTAGGTATTGGTTACATTGGTCTTGCACACTATCTAGCAAAACATAAAGTTAGATATGGTGATAAAGATGCATTAAAATTAGTTGATGAATTAACAGAAGCATTCCAATATTATCTATTGGCCGCTTCAAATGACCTTGCTGAAGAAAAAGGACCTTGTGAATACTTTAGTAGAACAAAATATTCTGATGGTATCCTTCCTATTGACACCTACAAAAAAGAAGTAGATGAATTAGTTAAACCTAATTTAAAATACGATTGGGAAGATTTAAGGAAAGATATTCTAAAACATGGGCTACGACATAGCACACTCACAGCCCAAATGCCATCTGAATCCTCTAGTGTGGTATCAAATGCTACAAACGGCATTGAACCACCTAGAGATTATTTAAGTGTGAAGAAGTCTAAAAAAGGTACTTTAAAACAGATTGTACCTCAGTATTCTACACTTAAAAATAATTATACTTTATTATGGGATATGCCTAGTAATGAGGGATATATAAATATCGTTGCAGTTATGCAGAAATACTTTGACCAAGCAATTTCTGGTAACTGGTCATATAATCCTGAACATTTTGAAGACAACCAAGTACCTGTATCTGTTATGGCTCAAGACTTATTGAACACATACAAATACGGTTGGAAGACTTCTTATTATCAGAATACATATGATGCTAAAAAAGACATTGACGAACCATCACATCCAGTTGGTTGGAAAGATAATGTAGAAGAAGTATCAACCGCAGCTGACCCACAAGACGAAGAAGCTTGTGAAAGTTGCACAATCTAAAGGAGCGTTATGGCGTTTTTATGTGTCAATACGCCTCATATAGATGTGTTTGTCAAAAAGGAATACCTTTATGATGGCCAAAAAGGTCATGGTGAGCTAGTTGAGGGTGTTTGGGTAACGGCAAAGTCTATACAAGGCCGAGCATTGTATTTTGAAACATACTTACCTGAGTATGGTGCCTTATATGATAAACTACCAATATCCGCATTTGTGTGGAAAAAAGAAGTAAAGGAGGATATCCCTCTAACTGAATTGCAGTTGTGGGATTGTTTTAGTTATGACATCACAATCGTACAAAAACAAATGTTATCAGGCAACAGATGTAAGTATTTGTCGCCAAATAAGAAATGGTACAATGGTTGGTATATGTTTACAATTGATAATTGCAACGCTACTAACATAGAAAGAAATGTTACTTATAGTGAAATACCATCACAACATAAGTCATTTAATATTTTAAAACTGGAAAATGGGCACTTTGCTGCTCAACCGAACAATAGAGTATTGTTCTTTGACAAGTCACTGACACCTAGTCAATTGAAGTTTCCAGACTTCAAAGTTTCTACTGAAGAGTTTTCTGTAGAAAGTGAACAGAAATGGACAGCAGGTGATAGTGATGAATTTTTTTATGAGCTGAAAGAGGAAAAGTAATGACAAGAAGCGTACTAAACAAAGATAAGAGTATTGATTTTACAAAGCAACCTATGTTCTTTGGACCTGAGTTGCAAGTACAAAGGTATGATGATATGAAATACCCTATCTTTGACAAACTAAATCAACAACAGTTAGGTTATTTCTGGAGACCTGAAGAGGTATCTTTACAGAAAGATAGAAATGATTATCTACAGTTGAACGAACAACAAAAGTTTATTTTCACAAGTAATCTTAAATACCAAACTATGTTGGATAGTGTACAAGGTAGAGGTCCGTGTTTGGCTTTCTTACCATTTGTGTCATTGCCTGAATTAGAAGGTTGTATTGTAACTTGGGATTTTATTGAAACAATCCACAGTAGAAGTTATACATACATTATTAAGAACTTATATTCAGACCCAGCTGAAGTATTTGATACGATTATGGCAGATGAGAAAATTCAAAAGCGTAGTCAATCAGTTACTAAGACTTATGATGATTTAATTGAAATGGGTTATAAGTGGCATCTAAATCCTGATAAAGTGGATTTATATGAACTGAAAAAGAAAATGTATCTAGCAATGGTTACAGTAAACATCTTAGAAGGCCTAAGGTTCTATGTATCGTTTGCTTGTTCATTTGCATTTGGTGAATTAAAACTTTTAGAAGGTTCAGCAAAGATTATCTCATTTATTGCAAGAGATGAAAGTCAACACCTTGCAATGTCACAAACAGTTATTAATAACTGGCACGACAAGAATGATGATAAAGATATGTTAAAGATTAGAAAAGAAGTTGAAAAAGAAGTCTATACAATGTATGACGAAGCAGTACAAGAGGAGAAAAGGTGGGCGACATATCTATTTTCCAAAGGAAGTATGATTGGTTTATCCGAAAAACTGTTACACCAGTTTGTAGAATATATGGCGAACAGACGAATGAAAGCAATCGGCCTAGAACCAAGATACGAACAAAAACAAAATCCATTGCCTTGGGTAGACCATTGGTTGAACAGCAGGTCTACACAAAACGCACCACAAGAAACTGAAATTGAAAGTTATGTGATTGGTGGTATTAAACAAGATGTTACGAAGGACCAATTTAAGAAGTTTAAGCTATAATGAGTAACGAAAAAGCAAAAAAACATTGTTCTTCCTGTGAAACTAAATATACCATAACATGGGATATTGACGAGCAAGACTTAGAGCCGTTAACTTGTCCTTTTTGTGGATATGAAGTTGAACAGGAAGAATATGAAGAACCAGAAATCTGGACTAACGAAAACAACGAAGACGATAATTGGAATTGATTATAGTTTAACAAGTCCTGCCGTATGTGTTATGGAGGGCGATAAAAAAAGTTTTTATTATCTTACTAGTAAGAAAAAGTATGATGGTAAAATGAGTCCTAATATCATAGGACAAATGCATGATGAGTGGGATAACCCAATGCATAGATTTGGTTTAATATCAGATTGGGTATTCTATATATTATATGATTTACACGAAGGTGACTATGAAATATATATTGAGGGTTATTCATTTGGTTCTAAAGGCCAAGGCGTTTTTCAAATTGCCGAAAATTGTGGCATACTCAAATACAGACTTGAACAAGAGGCATTATCTTGGAACACAGTTGTACCTAGTGTTGTTAAAAAAGGTGCAACAGGAAAAGGCAATGCAGATAAAGATATGATGTACGAATTTTTCCTAAAAGAAACAAATATTGATTTAAAAAAGATTTTTGATACTGATAAAGTAGGTAACCCTATATCAGATATTGTTGATAGTTATTATATAGCAAAGGTTGGTTATGAAAATAGTAAAGTTTGATAAGTCAAAAGCGCCTACAGCAATTGCAAACGCATTAAAAGGTAAACACGAAATTATTGATTTATCTGATGTAACGGCGTTTGGTTATGAACATTTTTGGCATATGAAAAGTAGTGACTTCTTTTTAAATAATGGTACCTTTGGTAGCACACACCCTAAAAGACAATGGTTACCAAATGCAGAAAATCATAAAATGGCAGTTATGAACCATAGAAATGAAATGGTTAATATGTTCGCCAAACACTTCAATAAAAATATCATACATTTAGAGAGTGCTACACTTAGTAGAATGAAGTGTAACTATATTAATAAATTTTATAAAGTAATACCACCAAGATTTTATAGAATGGGATTAAATCATTGGGTGTTTAGCCACACTAAATGGTGTAAACCAATCAAAGGTAGACTAGAAAAGAATTTAAAACTTATAGAAGAA